AAAAGCATTTACGAACCAGCACCTACCGTAAACATAAACGCAAAAAAAACTTATGCAACCGAACGCATAACTATGCAAAACGATAAAACAGAAAAACCGTTTTTTTACCGTAACCTTCCTGCCCCCGACGCACCTAAATCCTTATCTTATAAGGGTTTTACGGCTGATGAAAACGGATTAAACCAGAACCAGCAAGGTTCAGACGGAACTAGCCAGAACCAGCCAGTGCATAACTATGCACAGTTATACAAGCCACGTTTAGAAACTGTGTGTGAACGTGAAGGCCGCTATTTGGCTGACGGCGTACAGTTGTGGGCGCAAGAGTATTTAGGCGTCAATTTAATGGACTGGCAATATCACGTTGCAACGGGTTTGCTAGCACATAACGCAGACGGCGACTTATTGCACCGGCAAGGCTTAGTAAGTGTTGCGCGTCAAAACGGTAAAAGCATTTTGTTAGCCAGCCTTGTAGGTTTTTGGGCTACAGAAATGCCTAAGCTTCGAAGCCAGCCGCAAACCATTATTACTACGGCGCACCGTCTAGACCTAGCTATAGAACTGTTTAACGCTGTTGCGCCGATACTTGAAAAAGAGTTCGGCGCTATTTTGACTTGGGCGGTAGGCCGTAACGAAGCCAATTTGCCAGACGGTACACGCTGGCTAGTTCGTGCTGCTACCCCTAATTCGTTTCACGGTCTTACTGCCGATTTGTGTTGCATAGATGAACTTTGGGCGGTATCGCCGGACAGTGTTTCGGTAGGTCTGTTGCCTACTATGCGTACACGGCGTAGCCCGCTTTTGTTTATGACTTCTACGGCAGGCGACGAAAGTTCTAAAGAAATGCAAAAATGGCGTGAGCAAGGTTTACGCGCTATTGACGAAAAGAAAACTACGTCGCTCTATTTTGCTGAATATTCACCGGCGGGCGACATTGACCCTATGACGCCTGCAGCGTGGCTACAGGCAAACCCTGCGATAGGTAGCACGCTTACGCTTGACGTAATAGCGTCAGAAGCTGAACAGCCAAACCGTAACGCGTTTTTACGGTCAAGCGTAAATATTTGGACCGCTAGCGCTAACGGGTGGCTACAGCCAGGGGTTTTTGACAAACTGGTAACAGCTGACCCTATGCCTAAAGGCGGCGTACTGGCCATAGAGCAAAGCCAAGATGAAGCGCGCTATGTAGGCGTTAGGGCTGCATTAAACAGCAAAGGCGAAATACAAGTAGCCGTCGAATTTGTTAAAGATACCTTAGCGGAGTGCTGGCAGGCTGTAGAAAATGCTTGTGTTGACCAAACTACGCGCTTGCTTATTACGCCTGCGTTTGAAATGACGTTACCTACAAAATTTGCGCGCCGCGCGTCTATGGTAGGCAACCGTGAACTACAGCGCTGGACTGTTAGCACTAGGGCCGCAATACTTGAAGGCAAAGTAAGGCACGACGGTAGCCAGCTATTAGCGCAACACATAGAACGCGCCGTAGCCGTCAAAAATCAAGGCGCTATAACTTTGTCTAGTTTGCGTAGCCCAGGCCCGATAGAACTAGCACGCTGTTTAGTGTTCGCTGTAAGTATGGTTAGCAAACCTTCAACAATAGGTAAACCGTTAATAGTTAGCACGCGTGGCGCTATATAGGTTTTGTTATCGGCTAAGGTAATGCGCGGGTAGCCGTCGAGTTTTAAGACTTTCTCGGTTCACGACTGCGGCGGCTACCTATCACAAACTTTTATTTTAAATGTGGCATACTTACCAAATGGCTTTATTCGCGCGCAAACCTGAACCAGCTAAACAAGTAAAAGCGGCTGCAGGCAGTAACGCCGGCGCTTCACAAATTGGCAACTTCTACGCTTACAGCGACGGAAGCCAACGCCAACGCTTTATGCAAGTGCCTACTATTTCGCGTAGCCGCGATTTAATGGCGTCAGTTATTGGCTGTTTACCGTTAAAAATGTATAAAGAAATTTGGAACGGCGAAGAACTTGAATTGTTACCAGAAGCGCCGCGCAGCTGGTTACAACGCATAGACAAAGGCGTAACAAATAATTTTATTCTTAGTTTTACGTTAGATGATTTACTATTTTATGGTCGAGCATTTTGGTACATAACCGAACGCGATAGCACGGGCTACCCAAGTTCTTTTACGCGTTTACCTGCAGCAATAGTTACAACGCAAGACCAAGCACAAAGTAGCGGCGTATGGTTTGGTCCGTCTAAACAAATATTGTTTCAGGGTTTACCTATTCGCTGGGAAGATTGCGTACAGTTTTTAAGCCCAATACAAGGCCTTATTTATACCGGCGCAACTTCTGTAGATACTGCGCTAAAACTTGAACAGGCCCGTAATCGCAACGCGTCAAGTTTGCAGCCAGCCGTAACGCTTAGGCAAATGGGCGGCGAACCTATGTCGCCGCAAGAGTTGCGCGATTTAGCAGCGGCCTACGACGAAGCACGTTTTGCTTCTGCTACAAGTGCTGTTAACGAATTTGTAGAAGTAATACCAAATATGGCAACGCCGGACAAAATGCTACTTATTGACGCCGCCGAATACCAGGCAAAAGAAATAGCACGTATCGCAAACGTGCCCGCCTATTTAGTTTCTGTAAGTATTGGCAATTACAGTTACGTTAGTAGCGCTGAAGCTTCGCGCGATTTATACAAGTTTGGCGTAAAACCGTACATAGATTGCATACAAGAAACGCTTAGCGCTAATAACGTTTTACCGCGCGGCACGGTAGTAAAGTTTGATATTGAAAGTTATTTAGAAAGTTACGAAATGCAAGAAGAAGAAGAAGAACTAGTACAAGAAACGCAGGTCAATAATGCTTAGATTAACGCCGCAAGAATTGACGCTCGACGCAGCGCCCGCTAGTGCCACGCTGCCAAGAAGAACATTAGCGGGCGTTGCGTTGCAATACGGCGTAGAAGCTGTAGTAAGCGACGGCCAAAAAGTACGCTTTGAAGCTGGCAGTTTGCCACTTGAAGGCAAGAAACCTAAAATGTATATGTACCACGACGCAACCCAGCCAATAGGTTTGGTAACGGCCCGTGAAGTAGTAGGCGATACGGTGCTATTTGAAGCCCGCATAAGCGAAACCCGTCAGGGCGACGAAGCGCTACAACTAGCAAAAGACGGCGTACTAGATAGCGTTTCTGTAGGTATTTTGCCGGTTGAATTTAGTTTTGACGAAGCCGGCACAATGGTAGTAACAAAAGCTGATTGGCAAGAATTAAGCCTGCTACCTTTCGGCGCTTTTGAAGCCGCTAAAGTAGAACGCGTAGCGGCCAGTATCCACCAAAACGAAGATGAAGTAGTGTTAAATAGTAAACAAGACCCAGAACAAGAGGTAGAAAAAATGGAAACAGAAACCCCACAAGCCGTAGAAGCTGCAGCCGTTCACACGGTTTACGCGCAACCGCGTAAACTTCGTTTGCCTAGCACTTCTGAATATATTGCTAGCTACGTTCGCGGCGGTGCAGATTTTGCACAGATGAACGCAAACATTAAGCAAGCAGTAATTGAAGCAGCGCCGGGCGTTGCACCATTTATTAACACTGAAAGTACCCCAGGTATTTTGCCAGAAATTATTACTGGTTCTGTATACGACGGACTTAACCCTGTGCGCCCGTTTGTTACTGCTATCGGTACGCGCGCTATGCCACAGCAAGGCGCAACGTTTCGCAGGCCAAAAATTACAACACGGCCAGTAGTTACGCAACAGTCTGCACAGTTTGACCAGTTAAACGCTTCGACTGTTGTAGTTCAAAACAATGACATTTCTAAATTGTCGTTTGGTACTTTTGTTACAGTGTCCGAACAGGATTTGGATTTTTCAGACCCTGCAAGCATTGACATTATTTTGAACCAGTTAGCTATTGCTTACGGTCAGGCAACTGACAACTACGCAATAGATACTTGCCACGCTGCAATTACACAAACATCTTCTATTGCAGACACTGCAGTAGGTGCAGATTGGGTAGCAGCAATTTACGACGGTGCGCGACAAATTAGCGAAACTTCAAACTATTTGCCTAGCCATTTGTTTGTAACGCCTGCTAGCTGGGCTGCGCTTTCGTCGTCAGTAGATGACCAAAACCGCCCAGTGTTTCCATACACAGGCGCACCAAACCTAATGGGCCAAAACGCAGCCGGTACAGCCGCTGCTACAACTTGGAACGGCAACCCGCTTGGCCTTGTGCTTGTAGTTGACAAAAACGCCCCAGGTTCGTTTATGGGCCACGCAGCCGGACCAGCTGCAGGCTTTGAGTTTTACGAACAGCAAAAAGGCGCAATTAGTGTTGAAGTACCTGCAACATTGGGCCGCACTATTGCGTTTAGAGGTTACGCAGCCGGGTTTATGGCTGACGCTACTAAGTTCGTTAAATTCGTCTAATAGCCGAAAGGTAGGCCAGCTATGGCCGTCTATTCGGTCAAACAAAAATACTTAACCGATAACTACGCAGTAATTGTTTTACTTACTAACGCTGACCCGTTAGAAGTAGGGCAAAGCGTAACTATCGCAAGTGTTGACGCAACTTTTAACGGTACATATACCGTATTTGCTTTACCGCAATATTATTTTACAGGCGTAGACGAAGAAGGTTTTTTACTCTACGACATTGAACTACCTATTGCTAACCAGGTGCTTTACGCTAAAACAGCTGACAACGTAAACATAGTGGCCGCAACCGGCACACTAACCACGACGCCGGTATGTACGTGGATTACAGCGCAACAAATAGAAGACTGGCTAGGTATCGGTACAGCTACTGCAGCGGATACAGCATTTTTAACTAGTTGCGCTTTGGCTGCTAATAGTTTTGCGTATCGTCGAAGGCAGGAAGCAGGCTATAAAAACGAAAGCCTTACAAGCGTGCCAAATGGTTCGGTAAGTCTGGGAACGATTATGTATGGTGGGGCGCTTTATCGTCAACGCGGCGGCGTAACAGATTTTGCTAGTTTTGACGGTTTAGGTACTGGTAACACTATGGGTTTATCACCAATGATTAAACAGCTGTTAGGCGTGGATAGGCCAGCGGTTGCGTAATGCCCCAAAACTTTACAGACCTGTTTAATACCGCGCTAACAAACTTAACTACAACACTTGAAGGCGTTACAGGCCTACAGGTAGTGAACGACCCGCGTAACCTTGTACCGCCCTGCGCTTTTATAGACGCGCCCAGCTTCGAAGCGTTTAACGCAAACATAGTAAAAATGCTGTTTCCAGTACGCGTAATAACGTTAGGGCCAGGCAACCTAGACGCGCAACGCAGCCTATTAAACCTGGCTAGCAAAGTGTTAGGCGCAAACGTAGGCGTAACAGACGGCAGGCCTACAGAAGCAATAGTAGGCGGCGTAGCGTATCCCGCCTATGATTTGACTATAACAATGCAAGCACAAACCCAGTAAAGGCACGATATGGCACAATACATAGTTA